CAGTTATCTTTTTTCCCTGCCTATGTAATGTTTGTGCATACCACACACATTCGTTCAAGTTACGAAAGTACATGTCTTTGCTGATTAGTCTTTCGTTTTCCCCGAAGCCAACATAGACGAACAGGAGAAAAACGTGAATCATGGTTACTTGTAACCGCCCCCTGCTTTCTTGTAGGCTGATGCTAACATCTGCGCTTTACGTGCTGACCACTGTCCGGGTGCGCCACCCTTGCCGCCAGCTTTAATACGGTTGAACTGTCTCTTCCTCATTCCGGGCTTAGTATAGTTGCCAGCTTCGTTAACTCTACTTTTGCTCTTTGCCGCACCACCCGTCGAAAGTTTAAGCGTTCTAGTCGGTTTCTTCTGCGTTCTAGCTTGTGTGGCTTTCTTTTTAACGGGGGCTTTTTTAGAGACACGTGCCATCTCCTATCTCCTACCTTGATGGGTCATAAAATTCCTCTACAGATATTGTAGACACAATACTGCTTGCATGGCTGGCCGAAATAATTATCTTATCCTCTGCCGCCAGAAACAACGGTAATGTTGCCGTAAATATGTTTGTTGATGTGATTGCTGCCAGTGAGTGGCTAGTTATAATTGTTGTTGTTGTATTTGGAGTCTTCTGGAATATTTTAATTGTAAAGGTTCTTGCGCTGGCATTTGCATTTGTCAGCATCAAGTTTTTTATAACCGTCGTGTGGTTTGCCGGGACTACATAGCAATCTGTATCCCCGGTTCCCACCGCTGTGATAATTGTGTTAAACTTAGAACCTTGGTCAATTATCGGCATTACTTATTCCAGTCTAACACCTTCCGGTGCATTTTCCAAAACCAGTTACCTACAGCGGTAAAGGGCTTGCCCATATAGAGCAAACCCAAACCGAAGTATTTAACCGAAGTACGTTTTAGGTTTATTACGCTTGTTAACATTTTTCTTATGAACTCCGGGTCTACGGATACGCTTACGGGAAACTTTCGTGCCAACTTTTTGTGCCACTAACGTGCCTTCTTCTTAGCTGCCATGCCACCGCGCATCATACGCTTCTTAGCAGTCTTAGCCATACCGCCGCCACGCATCATCTTTTTCTTGGCTGCTGTCTTCATCATGCCACCGCCGCGCATACGCTTGGTAGCTACACCACCCCTTGCTTTGTTTTGGGAAGGTCTCATTTTATTTAAGATTGGGGTAAGTTTGCTCATAGGCATTGCCTTAACTTCCGCAACCGAAACACTACGTCCCTTTCGTCCAAGGAAACGCGCTACATTCTTTGCCTCTGCATCGCTAATATTAGCCATTTCTTAATCTCCGTCTGTCAAGCACCAAGGCTTCATAAGTATCTTCTGGGAAGTTCATATAGTAGTCAGACTTCTCCAGACTAAGTGCTGCATCGTCTAGCAGCGAAAGTTTCT